TTCATAATCTCCTCCTATAATTAAGCTGCCCATAGATATTGCCCATGTAGAATATTATTGTCAATTGATATTATCTATTGGCAACAGATAGCTAATAGAAATAATTTTGCACACAGTCATCATTTTTAGGTATAGTTCACTCACCGCAACACAGCGGCTACTAGGAGGCTAATATGAATAAATATGAATTGCAATATTATTACCTTAACGAAATACAAACAGGTCATCCAGACGATTTCTTGTGTGACCTAGAAAATCATGTAATCGCTGAGGAATTTAGCAACATTCTCTACATCTGGTCTAAGTATCGTTTTGATGCAGATAAGCTGCGCCAACACATGAGCAATGAGATAGCTGCAATGATATGCAGAGCAACCAAATCTGCTCCTGACGTTGAGTTGACTAGCCAAGATTACCGTGATTATGCTGAAGAACTGCGAGGCAAATAATGGAAAATCCGATTATCAGTGACGTTAGGACACAAGCCTTTAAGGACGGTATTGCCGAAGGCATGGAAATATGCCGCCAGATGCTCTGCAATACGTTAGGCAAGGATATAGATTCCTTCGGTAAAGCACTGGCACAAATAGATATGATGATTATTGAAATGGAAAGGGCGAAGCGTGAACAAACTACTATCGACGAATGACTGGTTTGCTAGACATCCTGTTTTATGTGGTGCAATAATAATCGTTCTTTACATTGTTTCTTGTTCAATATGAGTAAATCAATACTAGATCCATCGTTTAAATATGTACCCGCTTCTAGCACTAACATTGCAAAGACATTTGCAAAGGCTCGTAAAGAAATGCAAGCTAAGACTAATCCGGTACAACCTGTACAGGAAGTCAAATCACTCAATATCATCGAGTATAAAAAATTCAATAAAGGGTAAATAATATGGCTCAATATGAAGTGTACGCAAAGCTGCAAAAAGCTAGGATTAAACTACAGCAGTCAGCGATTAAGAAGTCAGGACACAATAAGTTTGCAGGTTATCAGTATTTCGAGCTTGGGGATTTTCTTCCTACCATTAACGAGATATTCAATGAACTTGGACTCTGCTCAGTCATCAGCTTTGATAAAGAGTTGGCTACTCTACGCATTATCGATACTGATAATGGTGGGAGCATTACATTTACTAGCCCGATGGCTGATGCTCACCTGAAAGGCTGTCATCCTATCCAGAACCTCGGAGCAGTAGAAACATATAGCCGCCGTTACTTATACGTTACAGCGCTTGAGATCGTAGAACACGATGCTCTTGATGCTACAACAGGCCAAGATACGCCCAAGTCTGCAAAGCCCATTACTAAAGACGTATTTGACAGCATGACCTCTGAGGAACAAGAGGCAATCCGCAGTATCGGAGTACAAGTTATCTCCCTACTGGCTATGGACGATGTGGAAGGTGCTGTTCAGTATATTGAACAATGCGAATTGGATGCAGATTCCAAAACCGCCCTATGGAGTCTGTTGGATAGTAAACAACGGGCAGCAATTAAGAAATTCACTACAAGGTAAATATGAGCAATTTTGACAATACTAATCGTGGGATTCTCTCTAAGAATCTCAATAAGACAGCCGATAATCATCCAGAATACTCTGGTTCTATCAATATAGATGGCACAGATTACTGGCTATCTGCATGGATTAAAGAATCCAGCAAAGACGGTAAGAAGTTTTTTAGCTTGTCAGTAAAACCTAAAGATTCTGTTAAGCAGAAACCTAAAGCAAAAGACGATCTGCCTATAGATGATGTGCCGTTCTGATCTACGGCCTGAAAGCGGATACTGTGAAGTGGGTAGCTGGGATTTAATCACCGCCAGCCACAGACGCAGCGAGTAAGGCCACCTAATACGCCAAGCTAGGAGTGGCGCGTAACCCTAGCAGCAGGGGCTGAGTCCTCCTTCGTAATGCTCCAAAACTCAGTGACCCTGCACAATTTATAAAGTAAATACCATATACAGCTTTATATATTTGTATATACCATAGGAGATTTATGAAACTGCTAGACGAACTGCAAAAACGCCTTGATGCACCTAATGACCGTCAACTGGCTGCAAAACTTAATCTATCTACACCAGTAATTAGCCGCATTAGAACTGGTAAAAATGGCGTTAGTGCAGAAATTATGATTCATCTACATGAACTGCTAGGTATGTCTATTGCTGAGATCAAGGAGCTTTGCAAGTGACTTGGAATATTACAGAACTAGACGTTATACGGTGGGCTGAAGCTAGAGGAATTGTAGCTAATTCAGACTCCAAGACGCAGTTACTCAAAGCAGTATCTGAAATGGGAGAACTAGCAGATGCCATTATTAAACGGGATCGACCTGCTATTATTGATGGCATTGGTGATGTGCTTGTTTGTCTTATTGTGGTGGGGGCTTTAGAGGATATTAGCCTGACACACTGTCTAGAATCAGCCTATAACGAGATTAAAAACCGCAGAGGCTTCCTTAATAAAGATGGAGTATTCGTCAAAGATGGGAGTTAAACCAACAGTAGAACTCTATGCAGAATCTATTAAATATCTACTCAACAATGAAACCACAATACATCAATTCTCTGAGGCTACAGGATTCCATGTAGTAACGTCAGGAAGAATACTTAGGGTATTCCATAAATATAAGCTAGTTCACATCTCTGACTGGGAGCAGGATAGACGAGGCAGAGACTCCATAAAGATCTATAAATGGGGGACAGGAAAAGATGCTAAACGGTTTAAATTAACAGCAGCCCAACGTCAGCAAAGACGCAGGGATTTACTAAAGAAAATAAACCATCCTATTAGTCTTCTTAGACCTTTATCAACTGGCCTCTAAATACTACATGGTCATCATCCCAGACCTGACATAACTCTGGAGGCAATAATTCACCATCAACATAGGTTAGAACTGCAAAGCCTGACCTATGATTTTTGGGGTTGTCTTCAGAATACTCAAACTGGTCTCCATTAACGTCACAAAGCGTACCTGTATCTACCCCGTATCTATCACCTCGGTAATCGCTCCAAGGCGTAACCTTTAGGGAATGTAGATGCCCAGTAACTACGCTAATGCCAGCTTTGACGGTATTGTTGTAAACCGCATGGATGCCATTATGATAACGATGCTTAATCATCGTATCGTCATTAACCATAATGCTGGTAGAGAATTTCCATAGCGGAAAATGGTCAGTCAGATTCATGCCTTCTACGCCTCGCCAAGTATCCCCTACCTGAGCCGCTAAACGGGCGTTAAAGCGCATATCGTGATTCCCCCATGTCCAGTGTAGGGCAGCGCCTTTTGCGGCCTTCTCAACCTCTCCTAGACGCTCCTGACAGGCTTCTAGTTCCTGTTTTACAGTAGGGATAGTCCCCCATCCTGAGACTGGATGCCGGGAGATGCTGGCTCCGTCAAATACATCACCATTCATAACGACCATCCGAGGCTTTAAATCTTTGATGATCTTTACAAATGCACGATGAGCAGTGCTGATAATACCGGGCCAGTAATGACAGTCAGACCCTACAACGATAACACCATTTTTTAATGTAACATTGACTCTGATATTGTTCTCTGGATATGTTACTTTGAAGTCAGGGCTATTCTTTGCTACACCTTTAAGAATAATCCCATACTTTTCTTCAATCTTCCTACGTCTGAATTGAACATTTCTTTCAGATATTTGTAATATTTTTGATAACTCTACTACTGAACCGTGTTTATTCCACAGACCTATAAATTCTTGGTCTGTGCAAGATCGCTTTTGCATGATCCCCTCTAATTAGAAAATCGATGAAATTCTCCACACCAATCATCTCTTGATGTAATTACGAAAACGCAATCATAGTCATCGTCACCCACGTTAATCAATGCAGGTGGATAGCGTCTGCAATAGCCAACATCCTCTTTTGGCTCTACGTCAAAGAAAGAACAGGATTGACAAGCTGGCATCCAATCTTCTTTTTTCTTCAAGATTTATTGCCTTTAAATTCAGGTTCTTCCGTCAATAATTCAAATGAATTAGCAGGGAAAACTCTTGTATCGCCAGTTTCAAAGACCATAAAAATCGCATTATTTCTTTGTGTCCAGCAAAACCTTAGATAAATTTCGTCGCTAAAGGCATAACCATCGTTCATTCCTCTAGCACCACAATACTGGTCTCTGGTAGTTATAACCGTCCAGCCGCCAACATTGTTTCTGAAACCTGCTGCTTCTTGCGCGAAACTATAACAACTAATTAACGATAAGACAACAGCAAGTTTCTTCATGTCAGCCTCCTAAATAAAGGGCTTTCTCGTCATTTCGCCTCTTTACAAGGCCTGGTAATATCTTCCCACCGCCTTTGGTGTACTTTAGGAACTCGTTAGCGGCTCCCTCATAGTCACCTCGATTGTGCTTCTGTCTCAAGGTGCTTCTCTGTAGCGTTCCTAGCCCGCAGTTAAAGCTAAAGCTGACCAACGCATCCAACTGGCCTTGACTAGCAATAACAGGACAATACTTGGATACGCCTCGTACAAACCGAGCAAGATCGGCTTTAAGAATCTCATCTATTTCCTCTTTGGAAAATATGCGGAAATCTTCAATCTTCAATGGATAGTTAAAACGGTCAGCCATCTTCAGATTACCCTGCTCAGGATACAGAACATGACCAACCCCAATAGTCCATAAAGCAGCAGGACAGCGGTAAGGCTTATTCCTTACTCCCTCATGCTTCTTGATTGCTTGTAAGGCTTTGTCAGAAATCATTTGCCAAACGCCCGACCACCAAAATGAAACGCTATGATGGATGCAAATAGAGCCTGAGTCTCATCATCCCAAAGCTGGTTAGCCATCTCGTTAAAAGAAACACCAGCCTCAAAGCCCTTATAAGCCAGAACCGCATCCAAGGCACACAGAAGGCCAAAAAAGCCATAAGTAATGACAGGACGTACAGAAGCCCTCAGATTCTTCATCCACTGGCTAGTGCCTTCATTTAGGCTTATATCGTGGGCATAAATGGCTTGCATCTCAGCCTGTTGAGCGCCAATCAATGCCAATCTTTCATCAGACGCAGACTGGGTACGGATCTCGTCTAACTTAACTTCCTCAATCTTCTGTTGGGCAGCAAAACCCTCTTTAGCTAAGGCTAGTTCACGCTCTGTCTGCATCCTAGCCAATTCAAGCTCATGCTTCTTATCCGACTTATCCTGAAAGAAGTCTAGGATCTTGGGCAAACCACCCATTAAGAACGACGTAAAAGTAGATAGCAAAGTAAGCATTAGCCCCCCAGAGTAAACATCCAAACAATTCCTGCTATTATTGCAACAGAAACTATAACACCTAGTGCTATAGCAAACATATCCTGAATAAACTGAACCTTCTTAGCTTTTTCTCGTCTAGCAGCCATTTCCAAAGCCTTTAGGTGCAATTTCCTATCGGTTTCTCTCTGTCTACGGTCTGCCCTCAGTTTCTCCAATCTACCCATGAATTCTTCATATAAACCGGGTTCCTGAAACTGGTAGATAAACATCTCTTTTAGGTCTTTGTAGAACTGCTTTAATTGCCTTTCAGCGACCATCATCTCAATGACGATTTCGTAGTCACTGCGGCTATCTTCCTGACCTTCAGGTGGGTTCTCTTGTAAGGCTTTAGCTTCGGCTATGCCTTCTTCAGCCTTGCCAGCAGACGAAAAAAAACTGGTAAGCGCCCCTAATGATTCATTGGCAGACTTACCAGCCTCAGCACACTCTCTAATCTCGTCAAATGCCTCTTTAGCGACATCAAAAGCAGCCTTAGCCCCTTTGATGACCATCAGGGCTGTAGCGACTTCAATCATTTTGGCAAAGTACCATTACCAGACATCCAGAACATTAGACCTAATGCTCCAGCACCGACAATCCAAAAGACTTTCTTAACGACAGAACGACCCACTTCCTCGTAGATCTTCTTAAATGCGACTTCAGCGGCTCTTTCTGCTATAGCTTCGATCTGATCGTCGGTTAATGGGATTTCTTTGTTAGCCATGACTTTTTACCTAATAAAGATCGTAACCAAATATTGCAAATGAATTAACTTGGTTTCCAGTTAATGATACTGTTTGTGTTGGGCCAGTAGTGGTATTTGAGGCAGCCATGCGACCTTGATTACTACCAACGTCGTACAATAATCCTGAACTATTAGGACTTGGATATGCTGGTGTAGCAAAATTTGATACAGAAGCCCCAAAAAAACAGCCGTTAGCAGAAGATGTTTGAGATCCTGTAATAGAATTTGAAGATGAATTCTGTGACAATGGAGAAGTCATTGAGTAAATTCCTGTAACCCTATAAATAGCAACCCCAACAAAAGCAGTGCCTCCCTGAGCAATAGTAAAAGAACCAGTTCCAGTTGGTATTTTTATTGTATATATACCAGTAATACCACCATCATCATAGTCAGTGCTGTTTCCTCTAGTAATTAACGTCATTGAAGTACCGTTAATTGTAGGAGTTGTTGGATTAGATAATGCACTACCAGAAAAACGAGTTCCAACGACAACAAAATGACGGTTTAAATCTTCAATACCGGGGCTAAAAGTTCCATTAGGAGAACCTGTATACACCAAAGTTACATTGCCATTTTCAGCACGATATACTTCTGTGTCATTAACATTAACAACACTCATTCTTGTGTCATTTGCATACACAAGACTCATTTCAGTGCTATTGACGTTTAGCGTCATAATTAGCTCGTATAAATGTTAAGCGTTGTTCCAGAAACGGAAATACGAACACCACCAATTGTTGATGATGTTGCATAAGATTGAGCAATTGTAGGGTCTCCAGAAACACCAGTACCATTAGTAACTGAAATTCCATTACCAGCAGTAATTGTTCTAGCCGTAAGCGTATTTAAAGCAGTACGAACTACAACACCGTTTGCACCGGGATCACTTGGTTTTGCAGCAACAGCAGTAGTTACAAATGCAGTTGTGGCAAATTTAGTTGTATTGTCTCCAGCAGTAGGAGTAGAACCAGTAGCAGTACCAGTTACAACTAAGTTACCACCAACAGTAAAGTTATCGCCATCAGTACCATCTTGCTGGTCTTTAAGCTGTGCCATTAGCTCACGGATAGCGTTATTGATACCACTAGGAGCGCATCCCTCAGCTATGTTAATGCCAGCAATATCGGTATTATTTGCTGGTGTAGAGCTAAACTCGCTAATCTTGTTCTTTGCCATGATTTAATTTCCTAACAATCCTGTAAATGTACCTACAGCAGCAGATGACGGGACTAATGCGGTTGGCGGTCTTGTTTGCCTTGCTTTTAATTCAGCAATAATAGCGGCTTGCTCAATAGGATCAGCAGCAAATAAGCGTTTTTGCAGTTCGGCAGCAGTTTCTGAGCTAATGCCTTTAGTTCTAGCAGCAGCACTACGGAGCGCAGCAAGAGCAGTGCTAGTCAAACCTCCAGTTGCATAGGCTTGTGCAAGTTGTGCAGCATTTCCAGTACCTTCACTAATAGCCAATCTTTCTCCAGTCTGAGAACCACCCATCAATGCTTTAGCTGTTTTAGTTTGACCTGCCAAAGCATCTACATAATTAACAAATTCATTATATTTTGCTGTATCAGTAAAGGCATAGCGCATCAAAGATTTTTGCTTATCGCTCTTAAATATTTGACGAGCAAAATCACCGCCCTTAAAGTTCTCAAGCCTTGAATTAACATCAGCCATCATGCCAAGACGGAAAGCCTCTTTTTCAGAGTCATTCATCTTTTTGAGCTTATCTAAAGCCTCTTTATAATCCATTCCTTGATATTTTTGACCAAGTTCAAATGAAGACCTAATACGCTCATTATCTGCAAATTCTTGATTAGCTTTAGCGTAATCTGGATTCTTTACTTTAATTAAATCGTTAAATTCTTTTCTAACATTTGCAACATCACGACCATAAGAACTAACTTTCCCTGTTACTTTGTCAGTATTTGATTCAACAACACGATCAAGGCCAATCTTTATCTGATGCAATATATTTGTAGGAACAAATTGAGCATTACGAATCTGCTCTAAATCTGGCAATTTTTGACCATAAACCGCTGCTCTACGCTGTGCTTCTTGATATGCTTCCTCAAAAACAGGGCGGTCAACATACTTACGGAAATCTCTTGCATCAACTGCAACATTGTATGCTTTAGGATACTTAGCTGCGGCTGCTTTTTGCTGATTTTCAGCCAAGAATGTCAGATATTCATAACCATTGACGTTTTTACCTAGTCCAGCACGTTCAACCAATCCTTTGACAATATCGTTAGGTTGGTCAATAAGGCGAGACTCCAAGAATCGAGCAGTTCCAGCCTTTTGTGAGGACGGAATAACATAAGATGAGTAAGCTAAATCTTGCAAACTTTTACTAATGTCAGCAAGAACAGGACGAGGAACACCAATTCTGTCCATTTCAAGCAACATTGCATGAGCCTCATCAGCACTAATCTTGTCTTTTTGCAGTGCATTAGCAATTAACTTTGATGCTGCTGTTGGCTGATCTCCAATACCAGAAGCAATCAATATATTTTTAATAGCACCAGTGGCATATTTAACGCCAATAGGTAATCCACCACCAAGAACACCACCAATAATACCGCCCATAGTGGATTGCATACCTACGTCTTTTTCAGCAGTACCAGCGCCAGTCAATGCACCAGTGGTAGCCCCCATAGCAGTACCACGACCTATTTGGCCTAATGTAGTGGTTCCTGTAACAGCTTCTTGAACAGCAGGAGCAGCTCTACCAAGCAGTTTAAATCCAGCTAAAGGAGCAGCTAAAGCACCACCAACTTCAGTAACAGTGCTAATAGTAGGATAGTCATATCCAAATTGCTTTTGTTGCTCTCTAAGTTGATTACGAATACGCTCATATTGAGGCCCACTAATTGAACCAGACCTAAGAGCAGCCTCTAACTCATCGGCAAAACCAAATGTCGCGCCCTGAGCCAAAGACCTAACTCCTTCTGCAAAACCAGAATAAGGAACTTTAGGCAACATTACTGACCCTGTTGCTTCTGGCCCTTCTACTATTTGATCGTTATCCCAAGGATTCGCCATTTATTTACCTTTAATCCTTCTTACGCCTTTTGCATCAAAGTATGTTTGACCCGGTTTAACATTGGCATAATCAGCAGCAGTAAAGACATAAGGCTCAAATTGAGGAACTTCCAAGTTAACCTCTGCTTCACCTGCTTTAGCATTAGTACGCCTACGAACAATAGAATTTTGATAATCTTTAGCCCTACGAGCATTTAAATCTCGCAATGTCTGAATTGCTTTGCCAGCATCAGCAGCAGATTCTGCACTTTCAAGTTCCTTAGCAGCGCGAACTGCATCGCCTTCTGTTTGAGTGCCTTTATTAAGACGCAAAGATTCGTTAATAAGTGTTGTTTTAAATCGTTCAAAATCATTTCTAGCAATGACATCTGGATCACTAGAACCAAATGCACTTAATGTAGAAAGACCCGCTTTTGTTAAACGACCAAATTTAATTGTTCCATTTGAAATACTATTTAGATATTTCTGTGAATCATTAGCAAGGTTGATAGCTGCTTGACCATTAGTAAAATCTTCTTCTTCAGCTTTTTGCAATACTGCTGGCATTGGCTTAGAAGGAACTTTCCCAACATAATCAACAGGCTTACCTGTAGTAGCATCAAGAACAGGGAGTCCCGGTCTTGTTGGCAGGAATACTAATTTACCTGTCGTAGGATCAGTAGTCGGTGTACTTGCATACATTGACTTACCTTCACCTTGTGGCTTACGAGCAACAATCTTCCAAGATTGACTTGCAGCATCATATTGACGAGTAGTTCCATCAGCAAAATCACGGATTTCTGGAGCTTGTTTAGTTGGAGTGCCATAAATAGGCTCACCTGTTTGAGTATCAACAAGAACACCATTAACAACGGCTGTTTTACGTTCTGTTGGTTTTTCTTCAGGTTTATAAATTACTTCACCAGTAACAGAATTAACAAGATTTCCACCAACAACAACGCCTTTTGAAACTTCTGGAGCAGAATAAATAACTTCTCCAGTAGCAACATCAATAATAGAGTTACCAACAACTTGAGTTTTACGTTCAGATGGTTTAGGAGGAGCAGTATAGATAGGCTGCCCAGTATCCAAATCAACTACTACACCGTCAACAACAACAGTATTCTTTTTCTTATCTGTTGGAGCCTGATAAATAACCTCACCAGTTGGAGATACCAATGTTTGACCAGCACTCAATGCAGTAGGCTTCTTAGCAAGTGCCTCACGTTCTGCAACCAATCTAAATGCACCTGCTGGATTAGCATCAAACTCATCTGCCAAATCAGGATATTTAGCTTTCATAGCTTGAACACCTGCCATCTGACGAGCTTGCAATCCTAATTGTTGTTGAGTTGCAAAGTTTTTAATTCCCTGTTCATAAGCACCGCCAGCAGCACCAAATCCGCCAGCCAAAGCACCTAAAACATTTTCAGCAATAGAACGTCGAGGCCCAACACGGCTCATACCTTGAGCCAATGCTAAACCAGCACCTAGCAAACCTTGAACATTAGCTCGGTTCTGCAAGTTTTGTGTTTCTTCAGCACCAAGTAATCCAGTTAAATAACTAGGTGCAGATGAACCAAATACGTTAGGGATGTAATTTGTAATATCCATATTCCACCTAGATCAGCGAAACTTTAGGTACTCCAACCTGATACTGTGGAGCTTGTACTGGCATTTGATTCCCGCGCATTAAACCAGCAGGAGGCAATGTAGGTTGCTGTTGGCTTAATAGACTTTGGCCTGTTTGTGAAGCCATCTGAGTAAGAACAGGATTCTGTTGAGCATATTTCCCAATATCACTAAATCCCATCTTTACGGTATCTGCAAAACTAGGAGAAAACGATTCTCCAGCCAATGATGCAACATTTCCACCACTACCCATAGCAGCAGTCATTCCAGCAGCATTAGTCGGGATCATTGCTGGTACAGCTTGACCAAACCCACCAACAGCGCCCGGCATAAGGCTAGTGCCAGCAGCAGGAGCAGAAGCTAAAGCACCAGATGCACCAAGACCTGAGCCAGCACCCATTAAAGCACCGCCACCATAACCACCAACAGCGCCTAGCAAAGCACCTTTAAGCGGATCTTTCTTATTCATCATAGCGCCAGCAGATGCACCAACAACTGCCATAGTTACTGGATCACCCATTATTTACCCCCTTGAGGAGTAGCCGTAGTCTTAGTCTCCAAAGGAGCGCCATAAAAGACATTAGCAGCCTGTTGCAATCTTTGCATCGGTATCTCTTGAGCAGCCAACTGACCTTGAATTGCTTGTTGACCATAAGCCTCTTGAGCCTGACCTGCTTGGAGCAACCGTTGAATATCAGCATAGTCAGCCGCAGCCATTTGTGGAGCAGCCTGAGCAGCAGCCATTTGTCTAGCCCTTTCAGCCTCAGCCGATTGATAAGCCAATTGACCGCCTTGTTCTGCCAGAGAACGAGCAAAAATGTCCTGAGCCTGACCAGTCTGTTGACCTTGAGCAGCAGAACCATAACGACCCATCGAGGAAGCCTGAGACTGAAGATTCTGGATATTACGGGTATATTGCTCACCAGCTAGACGGTTAGCCTGTTCCAAAGCACCCGCTAGGAATGGATTAACGCCTCGTCCTTGAATCGTAGCTAGTTGCTCTGCCTGTGCTGCACCTACCAATGGAGAGCCAGCCTGAGCGCGTTGTGCAGCCTGTTGGATAGCAGCCTGAGAGAAGGCCGATTGTTCTGGAGCAAGCGTAGCAGGAGCCTCTGGCATACCCTGATACAGTCGTTTAGCCTCGCCTAAACTGTACGTTATATACGGTTTAAACTCTGGTGCTATTTCCGTTTTAGTCTCTTGAGTTCCGCCACCACCACCCATATCACACCTCACATATCCATTTACGAGGCCTGAATCCGTAAGCCTTAGCCCTACGATTCCACCCCGGTCTATGACTAGCAAATGTTAAATATTTGACATTAGCATCTCTAGCCATATTTTTGATAAATTGTAAACCTTTTTGCACTACTTGATAATCATTTTCTAACGTCCATGCAGCCCAAACGTGCAATTCCTCGCCCATTGGTTGCAAGATAAAGAAGCCATAAAAATGGTTATTCTCTAGTACCACCCACAGCATTGCCTTTTGGTTCCAGCAATCTGTATATACATCTTCAGTGATCCAGTTCTCAGGACTTCTGCCCTTAATCTTCTCAAGACCCGGCTTAATGCTAGGCCACCATTTGCGGAGATCATCCACAGAGATATATTTAAATTCTGTCATCCAACAATTATATAGCCGTATTTCTTATCCGCAGTATTATTAGCCCAATGAGTTACCGTAGCCTGACCTTGTTGCTGCGTTGAAACATATAGATTCGTTGTAGCAGCAGGAGCTACATAAGATACCGTTGCAATAGCACTAGGAATTGCTGGTCTCGTTGGAGTCGTACTGGTTCCATAAGCCTCTAAAGAAACACCAATATCGCTAGGTCTCCACATAATCTGGGCATAGTCTCCAGCGTTCATCTCAATAAAATAGTTCATTGCCACAATGACATGAGATGGATCGCCAGAACTTTTCCTAGCTTGCATACCAAAACGACTATTGGATTTAGCTACATCAGAGCCATTTTTCCTAAACCAAATATCTACGTCTTGAGTATCGTTAGTTGTATTCTTAAATTGAAATGAAAACTGAATATTGTAAATTCCGTAATTTCTTACATTCAGCCTAGAACTATTAGATAGATATATTCCGTTTTCGTAATCTGTTGTATCAAACGTAATTGCATAGGCTGTAGTCGTATTTGCAGCAGTTTGGTCTGTAGAGTCCTGAAACGCTCCATAAGGCGCTGAATCATTTTCTGCTGCTGTGGATAGCGGAACAAAGAAAATCAGGCTATCGTAGCCTATACGCTCATCGTAGAGGGTAGTTGTAGTGGCATTGCCAGTGGCTAAGGTAAGTTCGCCAGTATTATTGGTCTTACCGTCCATAATTCCACGGACAACCTCAGCAACAGATCGCTGATCGCCTCCAAATGGCGGTAATGTGCGAAATTGCCTCATCGAGTACCCTGCTTAACTAGATCGACTTCAACTCCTACGGCTGTTTTCCAGTTTGAACCAGTTGGAGTCAGATTTAGACGATGATATTTGCCATTACTCCGCAAACTCACACGGTTTTCGCTATCAGCAGCCGTACTTGTACCAAATTCCACCTGATCTGAGAGATTATTGCGGCTTGCAATGGCTACAGAACCACTACCTTTGTCCACAATCGGCTTTGCCAGAGTAACAATTGACTGTCCTACGCTAATATCACCAGTGGCAATGCTCGCAGTCTTAGGCTGACCAGAGAAAGCAATAATCTTTTGACCAGAAACACCAGCAAATAGAAGCTGACCACCTGCAAATACACGAGAATCTAGCGAAATATCCAGCGCATCAATGCTCGTATTGTAATTATCCACCTGCTCTAACGTAGCTGAAGGCGTTAATACATAGGCAATAGATGTAGCAGTAGTTTCAGCATAAGACCATCTATTCAAATCAATGGAATAAATCAGCAAATACTTGCTACCAAACGTATTATTAAACTTCCATATTATCAATTTGTTAACTGGATCAACTGTAGCACTCATCCCTGAATATATTTCGTTAGGAATGGCATTTTCAAAGAACCAGCGGTTTACCTTCTCAGTACCGATATTCTTGGCAGATTGCCCATCACAGGAGTAAAAACCATCGTCAGCAAGGAAATAAGTCAAATTGCCATACTGAGTTATGGAGCCGTTAGAAATACAGCCTAGAGACCTAGAAATAGCGTCAAATTGGAAGAAAAACGGAGAGCCTGTGTAGCTCATTCGGTAGATAGCTCGTTCCAAGAAGATCAGACCATACTCACCACCAGCTAGACCAGTAATATCTCCACCATCAGGGAGTATCTGGCTATCTGACTGAGAAGCAGCACTAGGAGTCCAGTCTGTCTCATCGTTAATATCAGACCAATAAACCTTACTTGTGTCAGTACCGTCATTAGCCGCAACCACAAAGTCACGGACTACGGTTACATATTTAGCCGTAGGAGCAGCAGCAGCAAGATCAGCAAAGCTAGTTGATGAATTCAGCGTCCATGCCTGTAACTTATCCTGACCATTAGCCAGAATCATCTTTGCGCCAAACTGAGTTACATCCCAACCTTCTACAGCCGTATACCCAGTAGTCGTAGCAGCATCCAAACTAGCATCACTGCTGTCAAACTTGTAAATCTGTGTTGCACTAGCTGCAAATAACGTACTTGCCCCGCCAAACTTACCAGCAAATGTTACCAATAATGTAGCACCAGCAGCATCGGAGTAATCT